ATGAAAACTTTCGAAAAGGGCTCAGACCTGCTGTCTAAGCGTATCTTCGCTATGAGTGGCCTTATCATGGCTTTGGCAAACACAGGTGTTCACCCAATGTTTGTTATTCCTGTAAGCGTCGCTCTGGTTCTAGTATTGCGCAAATGATGGCGTAACAAGCCCGGCCTAACGAAAGTTAGGCCACCTTCATTCAGTTGTAGGCTCCATTCCAAGTATCACCTGCGTTATACACTTCGTGTTTAATGGTAAGGATCTGACATGACATCCAAATATGAATCTTTAAAAAAAGAAGTAGTTTCACTGGAAAAGCGTGGGAAAGAGCTTTATATATCCATGATTAATGAATGTGATCCTATTGATGAAGAACATTTATTAGCATTTAAAAAAGATGGAATAAATATAATTTCAGTTGGTAACAATTACCAGTCATGGTATACAAAAGCTTGCCGGGTAATAGAGCAAATAATACCAGAACGATTAAATGAATTCGTTAACTTATACCAAGGCGACCCAAAAAGAAAAGAAGTAACCTACATGAATTATTCTATTTATGATTATTTGATAGGTTTACAATCAACCAGAGGAACCCAAGTCGTCGCAAGCCGAAAGTCTGCACTTCCAAAAATGGAAACTCAGTGGCATATATTATCCTCTGCCTCCGAAAAATTTGATAGCTCACTGTTCGACATTAAAGAAATATTACAAGCTGATATTTTTGACACTGAACTAGATACAGCTAAGGAATTGAATAAAAAAGGGTTTATACGGGCTGCTGGTGCAGTTACTGGAGTTGTACTCGAAAAACACCTCGCTCATATTTGCAGTTTACATAAACTTAAAACGAAGAAAGCACATCCTTCCATATCAGAATACAATCAACTATTAAAAGATAATGAAATTATTGACACGCCTAACTGGCGCTTTATTCAAAGACTCGGTGACATAAGAAACCTATGTGATCACCATAAAGATAAAGAGCCTAGTAAGGAAGATGCGGAGGAGTTAATAAGTGGGACAGAGAAAATAATCAAAACAGTATTCTGATAAAAATAGCTCCTTCAAACAGGAGCTATTCCACTTTTATCTTACATTTTATCCTCAACATAGATACCCGCTGAAATGATTGCCCCGCCGATACGGCGCTTACCATAACAAAGTGGTACCGGGTAACCCTGTGCGGCAGTATTTGTAACGCCGCCAAAAGCATATGAGGCTCGGTTGTCCGCATCCTGTTTACTGGAGAGACCAGCCGGTTGAGGTGAAAGCATCTGCGCTACCCCTCCAACCATCATTGCTGCACCGATTTTCATTGCAGCCGATCCCCAGGCACCACCGCCTACAGCCTGCCCCCAGGGAGTAAATGCACCAATAGCCCCGACAACAACGAGCACCGCACCGAGAATAGTTTGTAACGCACCGGCACGTTTACTGCCGATAATCACAGGCACAATCCGTATGACACGACCACCGTTCGGAAAATCCAGATCATCTTCAGCAATATTTTTCTTATCAACGAAGATAGCAAACGTCAGACCTCGGGATTTGCTCGTGTTCATATACTGCTGAAATCCCGGCAACGTGACGGACAGCGCATTGAATACCTCACGCGTCGTACTGACTAAACGTTGATGTTCCCTGCCAAACAAACCAATCATTGGGCCACTCAGTTTAATTGTTGTCATTACTTCAGTGTTCTGCATTCTGGATTACTCCGGTAGCGTAGATTGCCGATAAGGCTGATTTCAGGTCGTATAGTTTTTTCTTACAGCTACTACCCGGCGCGGGCGGGATATCCCGCAGACGCTTTGATACCGTCTGCCGGTGCATCCCCGTCGCGCCAGCCAGTTCAGTAATCGTTAACTGTATTTGTTTCATCATTACCCCCAAAGATGATGAACAAAAAACACACAATCCATCATCTTTACTGTTTTTCATCATATTCATGTATTTAAAATCAAATAGTTAGAACATGATGATGATGACCATAGAATTCAAAAACTAGCCGTTTCCCGCGAGTGCGCCGCCCCGTGGCAGGTCGCCCCGCCCGGAGGACCCACGAGAAATGGGCAGCCGTGGCCGCCCCTCTGCTCTTATGCCCCACTCGATTTGACCAGCCCGCGGTAGTCCAGCGCAGCCACACCTGCATCGATGCGCACCTTCCAGGCGATACCATCAACGGTGAAGCCCTCCTGCTGCTCAAGATATGGCGTATCCATCCCGTCGAGATAAGCCACCTCGATGGTGTCTGTGCCCTGTGCTGCTGCAACATACCACTGCGCGTTATTGGCTTTATCCAGACGCGGCTCAACGATCACCTGTGCCATATCTTTAACCACGTTGATAATGCCGGGGTTCTGGTTCAGAGTGCCGTCCTGGTCTACCGGGAACAGTGAGGATGAAGAAAGTACAGCGCGATTCGCTGCACCTTCCAGAGCCGCAGGAACAAGGATGTAGGCTGGAATAACGTTAATTGGATCGCCGTTCGCGTCCTCTTGCAGTCGCATAGCCTTACGGGCTTCATTCAGTCCGTCTGTGTCCATCCCTTTAGCGATGAGGTTTTTATGGTCGGTGTGGAACAGCGCTTTGCCGTCTGTGAACTCACTGTTTGCCGTCAGGTTCAGGTAAACCAGATTCCCTACAGTACGTGCGGCAGCACGCCCCATTGCCTGCGGAATAGTTGTAAGCTGGCTCAGATCATCATTGATAATGGCCTGGCGGGTGACGGAGAAGATATTGCCGTATGTCGCTAAGGCGATAGGTACACCGCTATCACTGGTTGTGACATATCTATACTCTGCACCTTCCGGCACCTTTTCCAGCTCAGAGAAGCCGTTCAGCCCTACACGTTTGGCCTCATGGAAGTTGGAAAGTGAACCAGTTTTTGTCCACTGCTGGAATGTCTCGCCGCTATTCTGCCAGCCGGTCAGTACCGACTTTTCAGCACCACCAGCAAGGATATGAGAGAAATCACTGGTACTGTGGGTAAATGCCAGATTAACAATCTGCGAACGATTCCCGAAACCACTAACGCTGATACCACGATCCACCAGCGAAGCCTGCGCCATATCAAACAGGCTCATCATAGCGTAAGGGTTTCCGCGTTCGGCGCGTTCGTGACCCAGACGGGAATAAAGCCCCTGGCGGATGGCATCTCCAGTAATGTTTCCGTTACCAGCGTAAACATGTGCATTAGTGTTTTTATCCGATGGGGTCGAGGTCTTACCCAGAGATGCCAGCAACATGTCTTTCGCTTTTTCCGGCGTGCAGTCCACATCCTCCAGGCACTGCATCTTCAGTGAATCATGCTTACCGCCGAACATCGCAAACAGGTCTTTAATCCCGTTGATGCGATTCTGTTCCGGTACCGCGCTGCCGGTGGAGCCTTTCGGGCTGGTGATCATCCCTTTAATATCTTTTGGCATATGCTCAAAATCCTCAATTCGTTTCGATTCAATACAGGCCATTGCGCTGACCGCAGGTAACAGCTCATCAGCGAAGCCCTGAGCCACACATTCACGGCCATCCATCCAAGTCTCACTCTCCAGCATGGCCCCCAGCACTTCGGCTGATTTGCCTGTTTTGCGGGCGTAAGCCGGTATCAGGACGCTTTCCACCTTGTCCAGCAGCTCGGCATAGTCGCGCATATCGTTGGCATTACCGCCTGAGATACCCCACGGCTTGTGAATCATCATGAGTGCGTTTTCCGGCATAACGATACGGTCACCTGCCATCGCAATGACTGACGCCATAGACGCAGCCAGGCCATCGATATGCACTGTGACTTGCGCCGGGTGTTTATTCAGAAGGTTGTAGATAGCGATACCGTCGAACACGTCGCCGCCGGGTGAGTGGATGTGAAGACTGATGTGGGAAATATCGCCCAGGGCTTTCAGATCTTCAGAGAACTGCTGGGCAGTGATACCCCAGCCACCAATCTCCTCATAAATACTGATATTAGCGCTGACGGCATCGCTGGCCGCTTTGATGGTGTACCAGGATTTCATACCCATGCTCCCAGCGTCTGGTGATGCCAGTAGTTCACACTGCTACGCACAATCTGGCCTTTAGTAGGAACAGGCATCTCCGGGTGATTCTTACGGATGAATGCCTGGTACTCCTCGATCTTCTTCATGGTTTCTGCATCGATATGAACCGTACCGCCCTTATCGTTCCGCTTATTGTTTCGTTCAGCCATCTTTCCACCCTTATCGTCGTTGATGGTACATGTACAATCATTGATCAATAAAAGTGGTAAGTAAACTAATTTTAATCATAAAAAGTGGTAAATGATTTTATGAGAGAACTTATAAACGAAGTGAAAATCAGGAAGGTGTATACAGCTGAAAGCCTTGCCATATGTGCTTTTAGGTGTGTTTTATGGATGTTTTGTATACAAATTATGTATGGGTAGCGTATACCCCCTTAAGCCAACGCTGGCGCGGCTTTGGGCATAGCACTGTATAGTGCGTGAGGTGTGACCTCATTTCTGTTGATTTATTCAGCTATACACAGACTATCGCCGATTCCTTACTGGCAAACAGTTCACATACAAAGTTAGCGTACGTTTAACCACGAGAGGCGAGTTTATGCCGGTGAATAATAATTGCGGGGAGACTCTCTTATATTTCTGAGTTAGCTGGCGGTACAGTCCCTAATACAGCCAGCTAAATTTACATCAATAAAATTAAACAATCCTGTTAACACCACCATCCTCAAGCCATTTCATCACAGCTTTACGGCTATAACGGGATGGATAGGTGAGCACTGGATTGGGGAATCCATGGTCTTTACGCAACCGCCACACGGCTGTTTTTTTCTTACCCAGTAGTGTGAACAGTTCCGGTTCTTCCATAAAATCATTAACGGTCATAATTTCTCCTACACCAGTTATGATTGGTGTCTGCTATAAAATTAAAAAATATACGTTTAAGTGTTCACCTGTTCACCCTTGCGAATTTCTTAATTAAATTCATGATGTTATATGGTGAATACTACTCTTTCAGGTATTCACTAGTGTTCACCCCACCCTTCACCCTATAGGGCAAAAAAATAATCAAAAGGTGAACAGGTGAATACTTGGTGAATACTTAATAAATAAGTGTTCACCCCTTAACATTCTGTTATTAATGAACTTTTTAACAGGGTGAATACTGGTGAACACTTAATCCATAACTTTACTCTACCCTGCTATCTTCGGAAGAACCGGAACAGGATGGCATCCAGTCGTCTGAATCATCGTGCAGCGTAACGTTTGACCTTATACCGTGCTTGGTCTTCCGCTTATGGTACTCCTTGCCATACTCAGCCATTGCACCAGGCATATCAGTACCGAACCGCATTAACGATACAGGCTTGCTCAGGCCATTAGCACGCATATATGCAAGGTAGGCGTGATACAGGTATTTACGCGGACTGAACGGGACTATCTCGGCATTACCGATGAACATCCCATCACACGCCACAGACGCCAGCAGGTAGCCGCAGAAGTCCACCAGCGAATCACCCTCACGCTTGATAGCCAGTGCCTCTTCGGATTTCTGCTGCTCGTGCAATAGACGTTTGGCTTCGTCCTGACTGGCAAAGCGGGTCAGCAGGTGACGAATGATTACGGCAAGCTCCCCCTCTATCTTCTCTGCCAGCATCGTATCCCGCTCATTTTCCGGTACTACTTCGGTAAAATTGAATATCACCCGACGACGCGATATCCCCCCGCTTCGATCACTGAAGGTCATTGCGTTATTATTGACGGCCAGCACTACCGCCTGTATCCGTGTCGAATAGGGCGCTTTATGCTTAGGGTCTATCGACACCTTATCGCCGCCTGTAATGGCCTTAATCCCGGCCCCATCACCAGCGTAGCGGGTCATATCTGGCATGATAATCAGCGAATAGCCGACCACCAGCGCCCTATCTCTGGCATCTTCCAGATTTTTCATACTTGCTGCCACACTATTGCCTTTGCCTGCCAGCATGTTACAGATTTCCGACATCACGCTCTTACCGCTACCACCCGGCCCTGTCACCTCCAGGAATAACTGCCAGTCATACCTGTTCGCCAGCACCATAAACAGCGCAGCCAGTACACGATCTGTCTTACGGTCATTGTTGGCCACGGAACGGCGAAGCCATTTCCAGAAGTTCGGCGCATGGCTTGCCAGTGTTTCCCCTTCGGCTGGTGGGCTGAAAGGCAACTCACTGGCGATCAGCAGCCAGTCGGTTTTGCTGTGCTCCCTGAATTGACCCGTTCGGGTATCAAATACCCCATTGCTGAAACCAATAAGATTACGGGCCGTAACCCCCATGACCGGGAGACTCAGCTTCATGGTTTCCACCGATGACTTGATGGCGTTCTGCGAGTAAGAAGTCTCGGAATCAATGTAAATCTGAGCCAGTACACGTTGCAGTTCTTTATCCGGCACAGGCTTCCATATCACACCATTGTAGTGATGCACCATGTCAGAATCGGCATGTACCGCCAGTTCGCCACCATAGTGCGCCAGCAATACTTCACCGCGCTGACTGGCCCCCATCTGGTTAAGTGCCAGTGTCGCCCCGCCACGATCCACAACCGCAAGTGGCTGCTTTTCGATACGGCTCATTAGCACCGTCCAGTCCTCTTTCTCGCCCTTCTCGTTGATATACTCAGCGTTAGTTACACCAGCTTCTTGCAGCTTATTAGCGATAATGCTGATGTGGTTTTGCTCAATAAGCCCTGCCTGGTAAACACGGGCAAAGCGACGCCCCTTATCGATGATACGAAGATGCGGTAACTCTGTCAGTTGAGTGTGATCCAGCACGACAGGTGGAACAGTGTCGCCACTTTTCCCCTGTTCGCCCTGATATGTTTTTGCCGCTTTCCACGCTCCAGTCCCGGCAAAGATAATTGCTTCTTCCATTTTGTCTCTCGGAAGATTTTTTACATTAGGCGCATATTTCATTTCCCTGCCCCCGACTTACAAAAGTGAATTCTTTAACAAATCTTTCCAGCGAAAATATGCAGGGAAATTCGTAACCGTCGCGAACAAACGTCACCCGGTTAAAGGCGACATTATTCACCGTAATCATTTCACCGCACTTTTCCGACCAACGGTCATTGATTTCAGGATTTATCACTTTTGCCCCTCCCCGCTATGTTACGCTGAGCGCGGACATAACTCGCAGTATCGCTACTCTGATTAAGAGCCTGTGCCATTCTTGGCAGATGACGTAATGCGTGACTAACAAGGATAAAATCGCGTCGTGCATATTCATCGGAATAATCTTCAGCATCCGTAGCATTGAGGGCCAAATTCCCGATTAATGTAAGCGCACTATTAATGGCAAATGCACCAGCAGCGTATAAATCGCTGGATTCCTCCAAATCCTCATTAGTGAAGTTTTTAAAGTCAGGGGAAGACTTAACAAGTTGATGGTAAATATCACGCATTGTTGCCCTCCCGCTGTTCTAATTCACGACGAAGTGATCGACAACGCATCAGTGCTTTATCAATAAGGTCACATGCAATTTCATACTCATCATCATTACGGCGATTCATTTCCATAGCAGCAGCCAGTAAGACTTCGAGAGATCGGAACTTATCCCCCATATCCTGCATCGTTAACTTATGCATGGTTAACCTCCCGAACAAAGTTGATGCGGATATGCCTGTAACCTTCTTGCTGAGCCAGTAGCTGCGCTGTCGATTTAGCCTCGTCAGAGTTTTTGCTGGCTATTGTGTAGTGAATACCTACTGTATGACCGCGCCTGTTAACGGCAAACCCGTAAGCCTGGAAGGTTTTATTCATGGAATACGCCCTCCACCAGCTCGGTTTCAAGTGTCGCAGACAACCTATTGTCATCACTGTAAAACGTTATTCTCCAGCGCATCTGGGTACAGATTCTGGCGGCAAACACCATGTTCCAGCCGCAAAAAGCTGTACGGGCTTCATCTTCCGTATCGGCATCAATGCGCAGCACAACGGGTTTACTGTCTGGATAATGCTTAGGAGTTGCCAGGAATAACCATGTAAATTCCGGGCGAGTTTGGGTATGCTGATTGTCAGCCATAGTGTTAGCTCCAATAACATTGTGGTCAGAGGCCCGGCTAGTGTTCGCGCACTGCCGGGCTTCGCTATTTACGCACCTTAACTCAAAAAAGGTGTAAGACACACAATAGGTCAAAGGTGTCTTACACGTCAATACTTCAAAACAATAATTTTTCGTGTATAGTGTCTTACAGTAAATTGTGGAGAATGTAGATATGGCAACTGGTTCGAAGAATGCAAAATCACAATCTGTGACAGCTCGCATAGCACACGAAATCATTGATGGTATGGAGTCAGTAAAGAATTCCGGCGAGAGTACCGGGCAATTTATTAACGCTGCAATGCTGGGCGAAATTAAACGCCGACAGCGTAAGAAGCCCAAAGAATCAGATTGACTTCTCAAAGCTATAGACGGGCTTTGACCACCAGCGAGCAGCCTGGTATGCTGATTCTGTTCTTTGTTTTCGGTACTACACTGGCGGCCCCGCATGGCCGCCTTTGTTTTATCCAACATGCATCCCCCTCAAACAGTCTGAGTACGGCGAGTTGATGCAAGATAACTATCAAGATCCGACCGCATATAAATAACTTTACGGCCAACCTTATGATGTGGGATGCCTACCTTTCCTGTATGGGCCCAATTAGCCAAAGTCTGCGCATTAACGCCAAGATAAGCGGCAGCTTCCGCGCGGGTTAAACGTTCCAGTTTAAGATTATTAGTAATTAAATGCATAGATATCACCGTGTATTACAGGTTAACAGTGGTGATACTTTATGATTGATATAACTACTTGAAGAGTCAGCAAAACCAGATATCTATACATATATCTGGTTCACAAGGGTGATAACAAGATTTAAGCGTGTAAAACGAGATTTACTACCCTTCGGATATAACTAACTCGAAGTCCCTATTTTTAGGTTTTACATCTGGATTAAGCCCTGAATCTTTTAACCATTTTTCTACGGTTCCAGCTACTGGCACATCTTTCCATGATTTTCTCAAATAGGAGTAAATGTCCTCTGAAAGCCCTGCAAGGCTAGCATTTGGATATTTCACCCAAGTATCAGAAGCTATTTTCAAAGCAATTGCATGGTGTCTATTTGTTTTACCTTTCCTGGCTTTACGTCGGTCCTCACTTATTATATTCTTAGCATATTCAACCTGTCGCAGCCCACCCAAGAGTGTTTCAACAAGCATTTCCCCGTAACGTTTTCTCATCTGTTTAGACAATCGTTCAAAACCCATAATTTCTAAAATAGCAGATACTTTTAACATATCAGATAACTCTGGACTTTGATAATTGAGCGCTTTATCAATCCCTTCAGCCTTGATCGTCAACCCAGATTGAATGACTATTTTTTCATTTTCTATTTCAGAAGAAAGATTAATCTTTTCCTCCCATGTCATTTTAGAAGGAGTAACACCATATATATCATTAACTGTTTTTGCAACAAGAGACTCAGAGGTTTTATCCCTAATTATAGAAACAAACTTATCTAAATTACTTAACTCATCTTGCTCAAACTTAATTTCAACTTCCGCAATATGTTTTTTAGACATTTAGACAACCTTAATATTTTTTGACAAATCAAAAATGAGGCGGTGTTTCTCTTCTTCACTAAGTCCTTCAAGTGCATTCAACAATCTAGTATCAAGAGATTTTTTACTCTCCACCAACCCCGCATGTTCAAGTATTGCGCGTTCTATTCTTGCAGCCGGTTCCATCAATTCATCTGCACTGAAATGCAAATAGCCCTGAGTTACATCGGCGCTTCTCATCGTCCGGTGGTTCAATAATCGTTTTAGAATGTAGTTTCCGACCCCCACCAGCTCAGCAACTGTCCCAAACGTGCGACGCCCGTCATGCCATTTGAAAGGAATAGGATTTAGCTGGTCTGAGTTTAGGCCTGGCACCGTAGCAGCACTTATACGATCGATAATGTGCCTGTACTCTTTAATCACACCTTTATCGCCAGGAAAAACTAATAAGCCATCTGCTGCTTTCATCTTTGCTCGGCGGCGAAATAATTTCAGGAGAGTTTCAGTAATGGGGAGTTCAAGCGGATCACCGTTCTTTGTGGTATCAATCCAGAAGTAGCGCCCGCCAAGATTAACTCTATCCCAGCTAAGCTCTAAAATCTCAGATTTACGCAGCCCGGTAAAAATAGCCATTTCCACAGCATCACATACCGCCGCTGCTATATCATCGCGCCCTTGTTCGGCAATATCTCTCACGGACGATAAAGCCCTAAACCACCTGCCAAGCTCATTGGTGCGGATACGTTCAGTTTTCCTCACAGTACCATGCCATTTTCGCTTTGTGCTCAGTACCATTGTAGGCGGGTCCGGAAGTAGCGTTTTCCCTTCCTCGTCACGGTAATGATCGTGCGCGAAGCGGTATATGGCACGAAGCACCCTAGCCCAGAGATCTGCCTGTGCTTTACTGCCGGTTCCAACCCCTGCGCGGAGCGTTGATTTATCAGCTCCAAACCATACAGAGCCATCAGTAACGGCTTTGTGTCTGGTTTCCACTCGTTCACGGCTGATAGAGGCGATTGGTTGTTTCATCCAGTCACCAGAGAAATTTTGCAGGATGGAACGATACTGTTTTGCTGTATCGGTGCTTAACCGTTCATCACGGCTTTTGATATAGGTGTCCAGCGCATCCTTAAGAGTAACCAAAGCCTTCTCATTGATGCGCTTTTCGACGTTAGGATTTCTGCCTGTAGTTGCTACGTCTCCCAGCAGTTCGAGAGCCTTTGCCCTGGCATTATCAATAGTAAGATCGGGAAATCTGCCTAAAGTGGCCCGTATAAATTTGCCATTACGTTTTCTGGAGATACAGAAGCTCTTCGCGCCACTGATCCCCACCCGGAGTCGTAGTCCGTTAACAACGGTATCACCATACTCCACCTGGCCACGTTCCGCAGGCGGCAAACTTTCGAGTTTTGCTTTCGTGAATTTGAATGTTTCCACAAACAC